AAAGTAAGTATTAATTCAGACTCAACTTTACCATTAGGAAAGTTTACAATAATAGAAGCGGATGCAAGCGGTGGTGATGTTACAATAACTTTAAACAATGTAGGGTTTGAGTTTATGGTTGTTAGGGTTGATAATACCGTTGGCACAAGTGTATTCTTGCAGCCAGACGATGCAACTGTATTAATTGACTTTGCAGCAAATTACACGTTAACGACTCAAGGTGAATTGGTTAAGGTTATACCCGTTGAAGGTGCTTACTACGTACAGAAATAATGAATATAAAAGACATAAATAGTTGCTTTGTTGATATGCTTTTAGTTTTGAATCTATACAATCAAAACAATGAGGATTTAAACAAAGATATTAAAACGGCTTGGAAACTAGCCGAAAAAACACATAGAAGAAAATGGAGAAACTATCGTTTGAATTTGAGATAAAGGGAGTCACCAAGTCTATTAACTCAATCGCTGAGGCTAAAGATGCTTTAAGCGAATTGCAGGATGTTGTAGAAAACTCCGACTTTGGAAGTGAAGAGTTTAGGGCTGCGAGTACTGAGATTGAAAAGGTACAAGCCAAGTTAATTGAAGCAACCAGTAAAGGTGTTGAGCCTGCAACAAATGGATTCAAGAAACTAAAGGACGAATTAAAAGCAGCTAAGAACGCCCAAGCTGAAGCCGCTCAAACATTTGGCGAAGGGATACTGATAAATTAAAGGTCGGTTTCAATGCTTTAGGTAGTGCCATGAAAGCAATCCCTATCTTTTTAATTATTGAGGGTGTTAGATATTTAGTTGAAAACTTTAATGAATTATCAGAGGGTACAGGAATAATAGCCAAAGCATTACAAGGTGTTTCTTGGATAATGAATAAATTAAAAGAAGAGATTTATGCCGTTACAGATGCTTTAGGATTAACGAATAGCGCACTCGACAAACAAGGCGAAGCTATTAAAACCTATGCCGACAAAACAAAAGAAGCGTTAAACCAACAGTCGGCTGCATTTGATAGACAAATTGCTCAGGCTAAAGCGGCTGGAAAATCCACAGTTGATTTAGAAATAGCGAAACAAAAAGCAATCATTGAAACCAATAAAACAATAGTTAAACAAATTGAGGCGTTTGTTAGAGCCGGCGGTCAATTAGATGAAGAGAAACGTAAACTACTTTCTGAGTCATTAGAAACTATTAGAAACGCTAAGTCGCAGGAAAATGTAGTTGTATTAACAGCTCAAAAAGAACAAAACGATGCTTACAAGAAGAAGTTAGAAGAACGAAAGAAATTACTTGAAGAGGCTATCAATGAAGAAAATCAATTAAACAAAAACAAAAAAGCATTCGATATTCAACTTGAAGTAGAAAAGCAAGCGGAGCAAGAAGTTATATTAACTCAGTCATTAGAACAGCAAGGTTTAATTAATGACTACTTTAATCAAATAGATAAAGAGCGGTTAGCTAAATGGAATGAAGAGCAGAAACAATTATTAATTGATAGAACAAATCAAGGATTAGATACATTAACACAATTCACAAACGCTAGCGCAGCTCTTAGTGATGCCGTGTTTAGTGTTCAGTTGGAAAATTCTAAAAAAGGTAGTGAAGAGGAGTTAAAGATAAAGCGTAAACAATTTGATTTAAACAAAAAGATTCAAATAGGTGCAGCCGTAATAAGTGGGTTACAAGGTGCATTAAATGCAATAACGGCAAAGTCAACAATACCTCAACCATTTGATGCTATTTACAAAGGGTTTCAAGTCGCTGCAATTGCAGGAACTACAGCGCAAACAATCAACAAAATTAGTTCGACTCCATTTGAAGGCGGTAATGCTTCAAGTATTAGTAGTAACAACTCAACCCCTGCCATTGGAGGTTCAGCACCAGCTTTTAATTCAATTGCTCCAAGTGTTAACCCTGCAAACCAACAACCACAATCAACACGATTAGATGAGAATGGTAGACCAATAGGGCAAAATCAATCATTTAGAATTAAGGCGGATGTGGTTGAAAATGATATGACAGAAAAACAAAAAGAACAAGAAAAACGAAAATCACTAATAACATTTTAATATGACTATAAAAGAAAACGGAGTCTATAAAGGCTTAATCAAAAAGAATGAACAAGGGCTAAACATTTTATCGATGGTTGAAAGCCCGGCTATTGAAGTTGAATACATTAAGATGAATAAGGAGGATGAGTCTATCCAAATTAAATGCGAGGTGTTGAATGAAGAAAAAAAAATTGTTATTGCACCGGCAATGGTACCAGATTTAGTAATACCTAGAGTGAGCAAACAGGGAGTTAAGTTCTCGGTTTACTTCGATAGAGAAACTATTTTTGAAAGTTTGTTTAAATTATCCTCTGAGCAAAAAGACCAAAACATTGATATTAACCACAATCAAGAATTGATTAACGGTGCTACTATTATTGAAAAGTTTATAACAGATGAAAACAGGGTGCAATCAGTCAAAGGATTTGAAAATATGCCGTTTGGTACATTGTTTTTTACAGCTATTGTTACCGATGACCAATTGTGGGCTGATATTAAAGCAGGCAAAATAAACGGCTGGAGTATTGATGGACAGTACACTTTGGAGGAAACCGACGTTGAATTAACAGAGGAAGAAGTAAATTTTTTAATAAAAAATAATATTTAAGCATTTTTTTTTGTTATATGATTAAGACATGGATTTAACATTATCAAAAATATTAAATAAAGTTTTACCAAATGATGTAAAACTTCAATTAAAAAAAGAGATTGAAGCCTCAATCAAACTACAAGAAGAAGTTCAATTAATGGCAAAGGAATACGCTTTAGCAGACGGTACAAAACTAAAAGTTAACGGTGAGTTAGCTCAAGGCACAAAGGTTGACGTTATGCAAGCTGACGGAACAATGATTCCAACTCCAATGACTGGAGAGGTTGAAGTAATGAATGAAGACGGAAGCATTACAGTTGTTAAAGTTGTTGAGGGTGTTATAGCTGAGGTTGAGCCTAAAGAAATGGAAATGAGCGAAGAGGATAAAGCTAAAAAAGCAATGGAAGACGAAGCTAAAAAGAAAGCTGAAACAGCCATGCAAACTCAAATGAGTAAACAACTTAGTGAGATTGAATCTTTAAAGAACGAAAACAAATCTTTAAAAGATGCAGTTAAGAAAAATACTGAATCAATCAACTTGCTTTTAAGCGTGTTTAAGACTTTAGAAGAAACTCCGGTTGAAGATATTAAGGCTTCTAAAAAAGAAAAGCCTTTGGATGAAATGACCGAAGAAGAAAGAAACGTTTACATAACCAAACAAAATAGAGCAAAATAAAAATGGCAAAAGAAAAACAAAACGAAACTACTAGCTTTGTTAACCCTTTAAAAGAAGGAGTAAATTACGAAGATTTCAAATCTGCATTAGGTACAAAGTCGGTAAAAGAATATTGTGAAGGTAATTTATCGAAAGAAGAAATTGAGTTTGTCGAAAAAGATTATCAATTATTCTTAGACAATCCACCAGTTAAAATCAAAAACTAAAAATCAAAAATAAAGCAAAATGGGTATAGTATATACAGGGCTTAAGAACGCCCAATCAGAAATCGAAGAAATCACATCGGAACTTTATGCCGATTGGGGAACGTTCAGAAACCGTGACGTTAAGATTACAGAAAACCATAAGTCGGGCGCAAAGGTTTATGAGAGTATTGTAAGCGTTGTGCCTAAAGCGTATACAGGTGCTGCCGTAACTAATACGGTTGGTGCTGAGATGAAAGCTATCGGTTCAGACGTTGTATTAAAGAAAGTTGAATTTTCAGATACATTTAACTACGTTCAAACATTAGACTCACGTTTTGAAAAAAGTATCAAGCGTGGAGCGTTTGAAGTTGTATCGGATGAGTTCGATAAGAAAGTAATGGTAATGATTAAGCCAGCTATTTCTCAGTCTGCTGAATCAATGTTATGGGATGGTACTACTGCTGCTCATAAAACCATTGTGGCTGCTATGACTCCGGGTGCTTCTCAGGGTTCATTAACTGCGAGTGGTCAGGCTGCTGTTGCTGCTATGCCAACTAATACAAGCGGCATTATTTCTTTCCCTGCTTTTTTAATTAACAATACGTCGCAGGCTAAAGCCGTATCACCGGGTGCTAATGGTATTGGTGACTACAGAAAAGTGTTAACACCAACAACCATTACAAGTTCAAACATTGCGGCTGAATACGCTAAAACGTTTGCAACTATTGACCCTAAAGTATATGCAACAGGTCGTTTAAAGTGGTATGCTCCATTATCACACAAACAGTTCGCTATGATTAGTGACAATGCTATTGGTGCAGCTATTAATAAAAACTTTTCATTTGTTGGTGATAAAGTTTACTACCAAGGAATTGAAATGATTTTTAAACCAATGTCAAGCGCATTCCACATTGTGTGTGACCCTGATTATTTAAATCTATTAATGGATTTACAGTCTGATTTGTCTAAATTAGAAGTTGGAAAAGATATTCCAAGTAGCGATGAATATTACTATAAAAATGTTGTTGCTATGGACACTTTTGCAACTAATCAAAGATACATTGTACTTTACGGAGGTTAATCAATTAAAAAAATAAAGTTAATATGCCTTGTTTAGCAATAACATCCGGTCACACTTATACAGGTTGCAAGGATAACATCTCCGGAATAGATGAAATCATTGTAACCGAGTATAACAACCTTGACCAAACAAATGCTCTCAAGTTTGCAACTACTGCAAACGTTGTAACTACCTTAGTGCTTGCAACGGGTAAGCAAGGTTGGAAATATGATTTAGGAAAAGAAATGATTAACGTATCAGATAACTCGACTGTTAGTGCTGAATCTGATACTGTGTTCTACACGCCTCAAATCACATTTACAACTAAGGGCTTTACTACTTTGACAAAAGTAAACTTAGACACATTAAGCCGTCACCGTTTGCTTATATTCGTTAAACGTCGTAATGGTACATGGTGGTTAGCTGGTTTAGACGGTGGTATGGATGCAACAACTATTGAAAATCCGTTTGGTCAAAAGTATGAAGATTTTAGCGGACACATTGCTAACTTTTCTGGTAAATCTGAAAGTCCAATGATTGAAGTTAACGCTTCATTAATCACAGCCTTGTTAAGTCCTGCGTTATAAAATAAAATTGGTTTGTAAAAATAAAGGAGCTACTACATTTGTAGTGGCTTTTTTTGTAAAAAATAATAATGGTTTTAGAAAAAAATACAACAAATAAACTTATCTTTACAGGCACAGAGAAAGGCACTTTAATTAACCCTAATTATTTAATAGAGTTCATTAAAGACGATACAAAAGAAAAAGTTTACTGCATAGGTATAGACACTTCAACAAACATATTAGTTTACAATAGATGCGATGTTACTGATGTTAGCGGAACGCCAAACCCTTTGAATAGTGAAGTTAAATTAAATGAAGGATTTTATACAGTTAACTTTTACGAACAATTAAGTACAACAAATTTGAGCCCTTCCGGATTAACAAAAGTTGAAACAAAGATACTGAGAGTAATGAAGTCAAACTATGTAAGTCCAATAAAAGAATACAACAACCCTAATAATACAACCTACGTTTACAATGGCTAAAAAAGGAAATACAAGCATAGAAAGAATTTTAGCGAGTAAAGTTAACCGTTTAGAATTACGTGAAGACTTAGGTAATGATATTATTAAGTGGGGTAAGAAAAACGACTGGGGTAATTACATAAAAGGATTAGCGGAATCACAATCTGAACATGGTGCAATACTTAAAACAAAAGCTAAGTATTTAACAGGTTTAGAAATTGAAAGCGATAATTTAGAAGCACAAAAGTTTTTAAAGTATGCGAACCCGAAAGAGTCATGGCTTGATTTATCAAAGAAATTAGACATTGATGATGTTATATTCGGAGCTGTTGCAGTTAAAGTAATTCCAAATGTATTCGGAAAACCTTTGTATTTTTATCATATTGATTATGGTAAGCTAAGAGTTTCGAGATGTGGTAATTATTTAGATTACTCAAATGATTGGCAAGTTAATGAATACATAGAGCCTCGCATAAGATACCCACGTTATTACGAAGGTATCAAAAAGCCGTCAATATTAATCTTAATGGATTATTTCCCGACCTCTAAAAGGTTTGAGGAGTTCTATGCTAAACCTTCTTATAACAGCACTTTAACTGATATTGATACGTATGTAAGGATTAGTACTTACTTTAATAATTTAGTTCAAAATAATTTTGGCAAGAGTGCAATTGTAACAGTATTTAAAGATGACCCAACAGACCCTGAGAAACAATATATAAAAGCGAATGTAAAGAACGAAACGGAGGGCGAGGAAAGTGCAGGTGGTTCTTTAGTTGTATTTACTGATAGAAATGGTAAAGGCGCAGAGGTTCAAGAATTAAGCGGAAGTAATTTAGATAAACAGTATCAAGAGGTAATGAAGAATTTACGTGAGAAAGTTATTATTGCTCACGAAATTAATCCTGCATTAGCCGGACTTGCAACAGACGGAAAGCTAGGAATGAGTCATAGTAAAGAGATTCAACAAGCGCATGAACTTTATATTAAAAAGTGGGCTATTCCTGCACAGGATAAGAAGATTGGATTACTTGAAAAAATGTTTAGTTTAAAAACTGGACAGCCTGGTAAAGAGTTATTTAAAATTAAGCAACTAGACTGGATAGCTGAGGAATTAGATTACACTAATCCAACTCTTCAAAACATTTTATCGAAGGACGAAATTAGAAGTTTTATTTCTAAAAAATACAACCTAGAATTAACCTTAACGCCTGTAACGCCTGAAAGCCAAGTACAACAAACAGGTAATGAGTTCATGAGTAAGTTATCACGCCGTCAAATCAGTAACATGATGCGATTGGTAGATGACTATGAGCAGGGTAAAAAGAATTTAAACCAAACAATCATTTTATTAAAAGCATTTGGATTAACTGAGGAACAAGCTAAACAATTCATTAACTTAGATATTAACGAAGGTACAACCGAGCCAACACAAATGAGTAAGTGTGGATGTAATGTTAAGCTGAGTAAGGATAAGCAAGATAAAGAGAATTTGTTTATTAAACTAGCTTATGAGAATGCGCATGATATCAATGAAGAGGATGAAGTATTAGAAACATTTGAAGTTACTCCGTTAACAATGGATATTAACTTAAGAATGGCGGCTCAACCAAAGTTTACAGTTAATCAATTACGTAACGCCATATTAACTCAATTCAGAGGTAACCCCGAAATAACAGCCGAAGAAATTAGCGAGTTGTTTGGTGTTGATGTTGCTTTTGTTCAAGAACAAATAGAATGGCTAGTAAGTAAACGTTTGTTAGATAGTAATGTTAACGGACTTAATCCAACTGATAAAGCCCTAGATAAAAAGAATAAAGAAATTAAAGAGGTTTATACAGAGTACTACTATGACAAACGCGAAGGTGTGAAGGGAGCGGTTATACTACCAACAACACGCCAATTTTGTATCGATATGTATAACTTGCATAACGAGAATAAAAAAGCATTAACGTTAAAACAAATCGAAAGAATTAAAAACGAGTTTGGTGATAACGCTTGGGATTATTCTGGCGGGTTTTGGAACGACGGAAATGAGATTCAAAACAAATGCCGACACGCTTGGTTTGGTCGTACAAAGGTTAGAACAGTTAAAAGATGAAAGCATTATTAATATCTGAAAATAATTTAAAAGAACGAAGCATTATTAATGATAATGTGGATTGGCAAACCATTAAGCCCGTTGTAATGGTAGTGCAAGATATTTATTTACAAAAACTGATTGGTACAGACTTGTATCAAAAATTGATGAATGATGTTATAGCTTCTTTACAGACTGTACCGGCTCCAATACCGACTAATTACAAAACATTAATTGACGATTACATTTCTGATTACTTACATTGGATGATAGTCGCTCACGCTGGCAATGCTATTAAGTATCGCTACATGAATAAGGGTGTAATGGAGAAAAGTAGTGAGAATAGTAGTCCTGTAAGTCCTGACACTTTAAAATCAATTACAGATACTTGGATGAATTACGCCGAACATTACGGGCAAATGTTAGTTCAATACATTCAGCAAAATGTTAGCTTATATCCTGAATACTTATCGAATAGTGGTGTTTATAAAACGCAACCAATCAAAGTTGCATTTAGTAGCCCGTTTGTTTTTGATTCAAACATTGACCCGTCAATAGGAGTGAGCGAAGCAAGTAGAATAAATTATAATGACTGGTGGAACGTATCGTAAATGAATTACACTTTAAATAAAATAGTTGATATATTAGCCGAGTACGCTGCGAATGATTACAGGGTAAATGATTTCTTTTTTGGTGACCTTTGGGAATATGCAGAAAAAAAGTTAGATAGATTCCCGGTTATGATTGCAACTTTAAAGGAGTCTGAAATATCAGAGCGTTTAGATAGAACTATCTTACAGATAGGTTTCTTTGATAGAGTAGACAAAGGTGAAGCAATTGAATTAGGTGTATTGAGTGATACTAAAGAAATGGCTAAGGGCTTTTATACTTACATTAACAGTCCTTCATTTAAAGACTTTATAATTAGCACGCCTTTAAGATTAACTTCATTTACCGAAAGATTTGACCATGAATTAAGCGGTCATTTCTTTGATATTCAAATATCACAGCAATTCGAGAATGATGTATGTGGTTTACCTGTTAGTGGTATGCCGACTTATTCGAGTAGTCAATTAGTAACTATTGTTAATCAAAACGGTACTGTTATAGCTACTTTAATTGGAGGGCAAAGTTATACAGTTGAACAATTGACAGAAATAATAGATACTATTGACGGAAATACAACAACAGTAATAGACCCTATATAATGGCATTAGCAGACTTAAGACAAGGTTATAAAAACAGCGCATGGTTTACCAGCAATCCAACTTTGGTATTAAAACAAGGTCAGGTAGTTCATTTACTTCAAACGGGTCAATATAAGTTAGGCGATGGAACAACTCAATTAAGTGCTTTATCTTTTTTAGGTTCTACTCCTATAACTGGTTTTGTTCCTTATACCGGAGCAACATCCGACGTTGACTTGGGTGTGTACAACATGAATGCTCGCTCATTTAGTGTTACGGGTGTTAACGGGAACGGTCATATACATTTAAAACATCAAAGTATTGATGCTGGTTCTACCGGTAGTAGTACCTCTTTATTTGCGGACGTTAACGGAAATTTGGCGTATAAGAATGACGGCAATCCTTATGTAAGATTCATAAGTCATACGAATACAGCCGATAGGAGTTATACACTACCAAACGCAAGCGGCACAATTGCTTTAACATCCGACTTAAGCCCATACTTATTGACTTCAACGGCTGCGAGTACGTATCAACCTTTACTTGGTTTCACGGCTGAAAATGTGGCAAACAAAGCCATTAACTTTGTAACTTTAAATAACACTTTATATCCAACTACTCAGGCAGTAAGTAACTACGTAACTGGTTTAGGTTACATTACTTCGGCAGCACTTAGTCCTTACTTATTAGCATCAACAGCCGCTTCAACTTATCAACCAATAGGTTCGTATCTCACAGCAAATCAAACAATCACTTTAAGTGGAGTTGTAACCGGTAGCGGTTCAACTGCAATAACAACATCATTTGCAAGCACCACCGGAAGCGGTGCGGTTGTATTAGCTACGTCACCAACTTTCTTAACGGATATTACAACGCCTATTATCAATGGTGGCACGGCTGCAAGTGGTAACATTCAGATACAAAGTACTACCAATGCAACTAAAGGTGCTGTTTTAATAAACACTTCAACAGCTCCGGGCGGTTCGCTTGCTAGTATGAGAATTGCTAAAGGTACTGGACTGGTCGATATTGGAGAGTACACGGCAGGGCGTGGGGCTGTTTGGATTAATCAAGCAACTCCAACAAGTACAAATTGGAGTTTTAGTGCCGACACATTTAACAACACTTTTTTAAACGGTCAAATTTCGGCACGTCTGTTAGTTGCAGGAAGCGTTGTATTTTCCGTATTCTCAAATTTAACAACATGGACAGATGCTGTTAATATGAGTTTTGGTACAGTAACAGGTACAAGGATAGGAACTGCAACAACTCAAAGGATAGGCTTTTGGAATGCTACACCAGTGGTACAGCCAACATCTGTTACAACAGTACAAGGCTTATACGATGCTATGGCTAGTATTGGATTGATAGCAAGCGGAACAATAAGTGGAGGTGGAGCCTCTTTAATAAGTGGTACAGCCAATGTTAACTTTGTTAACGAAACAGTAAAAGAAATAACTATTAATACAACTAGTGTATTGACTACAAGCCGTATTTTGATTACTTTTGCAATGGCATCAACTAAAGACATGGATGAGTTAGACTTCTATAAACCATTTGTAACATACGGTAAAATAGTTAACGGAACATCATTTAACGTTCGTGTTTGCCTTGATGCACCAACAACGAATAATTTTAAAATCGATTATCAAATAATAAATTAACAATTAACAATTAAAAATAAAATAAAATGGCAGAAATTAAAGACCAGTTTGGAAACTACATCCAACCATTAAATAAAATAGGAGGCGAAACATTAGTCGATAGTAGACCAGCAACAGTTAACTTAGCTGCATTAAATGCTGAGGTTGTTGCAGATATATCAGGAGAGGATTTCGCTGCATTTGATGTAAGAGGTACATTTGTTGCAACACTAACACCTTCTTACTCAATCGATGGAACTAACTTTATTGACCTTCCTATTTTCGTTAGAGCTACAGAATCATTTGCTTTAAACGCTACTGCGGTAGGGGCTTACTTTTTTGAAATACCAACAGGTTCAAGAAAAATAAGGGTTAGAGCCACCGCATATACTAGTGGTACTGCAATAGTTGCGTTAACCGCAAATAAAGGTTTGACTTTAGGTTATTGCAAAAATATACCAACTAATCTATGTGTTACCACCACAGGCGCAATAGGTGCAGCCGTAACAGCAACAATACCAGCAGCAACGGGGCTACATCATTACATAACTCAAATAAGGATTGAGCGTTTTGCAGGAGCTTTATTAACGGCTGCCGCAGCTCCTGTAGTAGTTACAACAACTAATCTACCCGGCTCTAGGGCTTATTCTATTGATGCGAGCGCAGCAGCGCAAGGAACTTTAGTTGAAAAAATGGATATACCAGTTACGCCAATTAAATCAACAACGGCAGGAACTGCAACCACAATAGTTGCTCCAGCTACTACAAGTGTTATTTGGCGAATAACTGTTGATTATTATTTAGGTTTGTAATTAATTAATTATATTTGTAAAATGGAAAATTTAGAAACAAAAACAAT